ATCAGCATCTTATCATCAAGACCCCAAAGTCCTTTGGCTTTAAGGAACTCAATCTTAGCTACTTGGCCGATAATCTGCGCCAAACCAGGATCTTGCCTCGCCATTGCTGGCGTTACAACACGACCTTTATATTCAAACTGAATCTCGTTATTATTAACGAAGTTCTCATGAAACTGTGGAAACTGATTCTCTAGAAGATAGGTAGCGCTACTACGAGTAGAGATATAAGTATGAGCTGGGTTAGCAAACATAATTTTGCCAACAGCATTAGGATCTCCACCTTGAGCTTTTTGAATCATTGCTTGAGTATTATATCTCTCGCCATGTTCACGCAAAGCAAGTTCTACATTACGTCGATCTATACTTTGTTCAGAATCTAAACCAAGGGAAGAGGTAATGTATTGAGCATCAATCTCTTTCTTTTTACGATCTACTTCAATCTTTTGAGCGATTTGACCAGCAGCTTGACTAAAGGTAGCTAATCCGCCAAAAATCTGTTCAGATTGTTTAATGTTTAACGCTGCTTGTGATTCTTGTGTTCGTGCATCTAGTTGTGCTTGAACTGCTTGAACTTGAAGATTTTGCTGTTGAATCCTGAAATTACGATCAGCAGCATTTTGTTCATAAGCAGCGTTATCTCTCATTGCTTGGAGAGTTTCTCGCCGTTGCTCAATTTCGGCACGGCGATTCTGCTCCATATTTTGTACAATCCGGTTGCTTTCCTCTTGCATCCGGTTGATTTCTTGCCCACTCAATTGAATAGGTCTAAACCCAGTTTGAGGTGAGGACGGGGAATGTCGTAACCGTGCCATAATTGATTAAAAATCAAGATTCATGTTCATAGCTTGACCAAAGTTAACATTTGTCGAGCTAGGTAGGCTAAAAGTATTAGCTGGGCTGTTACCAGTTGTTTTACCGCCAGGAGCTTTCCAATCAATCGTCGCCAAGCTACCAGCAGCAGAACCAATACCAGCCACCAACGGAGCAAATACACTCTGCTGAACAGGTGCTGCAACAGCTCCAGGAATAGCTTCCATAGGTTCAACAAAGATACGAGCAGGTGGTGCAATAGGTGCAGGGTCGTAAGACAACCTTTCAGGACGAATCATTGTGTTAGCAATGGTATTCAAATCAGCACCATACTGACGAAGTGCAATATCACCCCTGTTGCGAATAGACTGTTCAACAGCACTAGCAATGTCAGCATCTAGAACACGCATATTGAATTGTACATCACGTACACCATCAAGTAGAGCAGCATCTATACGGCTTCTTTGAACACCCAATTGCGCCTTAGTTGTTTCAGTTTGAGCGCCAAGTTCCATCAATTGAAGAGCTGCTTGACGTTGACGACCTGTTAAAGATGATTCAATTTGAGATAAATTACGATAGAATTCACCCATCGTTGTTTGTTGAGCTTTGGCACGTGATTTACCAGCTTGACGCATAGCTGCCTGCCCTTTGGCTTTGACACTATCAATCATCGCAGCTTCTTTTTTGAATGAGGCTTCTTTGCTATATTGATTTATGGTTTCGCTGATAGTCAGCTTACCAATCATATCTTTATTAAGAGCAGAGTTTAGCTCATTCTGAGTAGCTTTACGATTTAGCTCACCTTCTAACAAAGTCTTTTTCAATGAATCTACTTGGGATTCACGGTCAAACATCTGTTGACGGAAGATACCAGTTAATGCTGCATCTTCTGCCGCATAAGCTTGCTTAGCCGCTAGATCATTAAAATTTAGCTGATCATCACGAATTTGTAGACTCTTAGCGTACAACCTGAGATCTTGTAGATATTTATAATCTTGGATCTCATTATTGCGTTGCCAAGATTGAACAGCAGTATCCCACTGGTAGTTATACTGATTCCAGTAGTTCTCTTGTTCTGCAACAAAAGCTTTCTTATTGTATTCGTTTGTTTTATCAGCAATTTCTTTTTGCTTTTTAACTTGATCGTTATAGTTTTGCTGTGCTTGTTGGTTCTGAGAGTCAGCTTGAGACGCCCCCATAACACCACCAGCAATACTAGCTACTGCACTAATACCCGCTAAAATTGGTAGGATTTGCATCTCCAAACCAGACTCAGCAAGCTGGTCCTTCAGAAGATTATCTTTCATTATGCCCTCCTATAGAATCGTGGTGAATAGTTACCCTCCCACATTAGAGACACCAACGATACAGGGTATGGAAAATCACTTGTCACTTTAAGTTCAAAATTAGTGTTACGTTGATGGATGGGAATAGTGAACTGTCGTTCAGGTTTAACAGGATTACTATCACCTGAATAGTAATCAGCATCTGCTACAGCTTGAATATCATTCCATTGGTTAGAGCCAGTTGCACGTACTTTAAATCGTACAGCACCTGTCCTACCAACTGAGAACTTAACTCTAGAGATAGTTAATGTAGCAGTGAAATCAGTAGTAGTTTCATTCCTTCTGAAATAAAACTTAGGCAAGGTAACATCTAGATCATAACCATAGCCAACGATAATACCATCAGCATAGTCAGTAAAATTACCTTTCACTTCAAAGTACCTGTAACCAGTACCAGTTTCAGTACGCTCCTTAGCTACTGCCCAGTAACCTGCATCTGCATCAATCTCTTGAGCAGTGTCTACATCAGCAAGCGGTACAGTAAGTAGCATCACTGCATCCCGTTGTTGGAATGGAGTGTATGGAACATAGATCTTGGTTACATCATTAGCCTCATCATACACCACCGCATTGACCCCTACAGCAGGCTCTACGGGCCTTGTAAACATATCTAGGCACGGATTACCGTTAACACCTGTAGAAGTCGCTACAACGTCTCCTGTAGGTATTTCATCAAGCACGATTTTACCTAAGGTATACTCATCCTCGTGTTGTGAAATAATGAAGACAGAATCATTGATAACGTTAGCCGATTCAATATTTCCAGATAGCTGCCACTTTGTCCACGCTTGGAAGAGATTTCTTTCACCATCATTGAAATACCTAAATAGATAAAGGTAAGATGAACCGCTATCACTAAGCATAATCAATGAGTTTTGAGGACTGACAGTAAGCCCATCTACCGTGCTAGGAATCCACTCAAGGACGATTTTACTGATGTCAACTACAATAGGATTCTGTTCAATATCCCTTAGTTGTAATGTAAACAGTTTACTGTACCCAGGGACTTTACTAACAAAAGCTGCAGTCGTACCAACATCTACAGGTGCAATGTTTGTGTCCATTTCATAATTTGAAAGGGTACGTACAACAGCAGATGATGGGGTTAAGATGCTTCCATCTGTAGTGAAGACTTGAAACTGCTGACGTTCACTAAAAACAATCAAACCTTGTGGAGACGGTAGAACATCAGACAGAGTAACAGGTCTGACACTTGATACGTTTAAATCAATGGGATCTGAATCAATTTGTGTAAGAGCTGATTTAACAAAGAAATTGTAAGGATCGTTAGATACACTAAAGATAATGTTATCTTCTGATAGAATACCAAATCTATTACTAAAGAAGAATGTAGATGTAATAGTGTATCCAATAAATGAAGGGATAGGACTAGTTACATCATCACCGGAAGTTCTGGCTGCCCAAGTAATTGGTTTAAATTCAAAAGTAGTGGCCCCTGTGTTAACTAATTCGTGCGGCATCGTAGCTGCATCAACACCAGGTGAAGTATCCCGTGCAATTGTTTCTTCCCAATAACCACGACCTTTTACCCCATCATAAGCGACAAACTTTACATAGTAATCATCCTCAGCAATAGAGCTATTTAGGATACGAATGTTATGATCTTGAAACGAATCAACTGGAAGTTCAGATACATCATTTATACTGTCTTCAAAGACAGTCAAGGAGGTATTATCAATACCACCTTTAGCATCAATAGCAAAAGCAAGAGGGGTACCAGTTACTGCGGAGTAGTCAGTAACAACAGCATTTGCACCTGTTGAACGCTTGATAACCAAACTATTGGTGTAGCCTTCAAGATACCATACACCGCTAAAGTCAGGATTGCTTGCCGCTTGTTGAGCCAAGATCATTGCTCTTACTGCATCAACAAGGTGATGATTAGTGTTGATGTCAGAAGAATCAAACACCAACATCTGATCATATGTTGTAGATGATTGAGCAGTTACAGTAGTGCTTATACCTTGAAGTGTGACTTCATATACATAACTGTCAAGTAGAATTTTAAGCACAAGTGTACCAACTGACTTTTCGACAAAACTACCCGCAGCTTGCATGGCTGTTGTAATAGTCTTGTTGGTAATGACTGTCACATCCTGTACACTACGGAAGTGATAATCATTTTTAGTAGTACCAGTAAGATAAGCTGAACCAGTGTTAGTTACTGTACACCAGGTACCAGTATCAGCTGTCCATACATAGATGTTAGTGCCTTTAATAGCTCCAACATAAGACCCCCCAGTACCTCGTTCAATGAAGAACCAAGCAGCACCTTCTAATTCACTTTTAGTAAAAACTGTACCATCAGCTTTCTTGAGTACATTGGTAAACCCCATACCAGGTCTTTTAAGCAGACCATAGGTAGGATCAGGGTAACCATTAATACACTCGGTTAACTGCCCATCTAGTTTCTTATCATCGTTTTGACGTGATACACCTCCTAGAAAATTAGGGGTGAGTTGAGTTACTGCAGGCATTATCGGATCAATGTGTTATAAGGTTGATAGCTTTGGTAGAAGTCTCCACCTTTAGGCATCCCAAAGAAAGAATAGTCCCCTTGACTACATTCGTATTCAAGTGCCATAGAACGTGCAAAGGCTTCCTTTTGTTGAAGCATTTGGTATTGATTACTATCGCCAATAATTCGGCTAGATACAATACTAGCTGCACGTGCAACGATAAACGCTTGAACAGGTTCAGGAATACTAGCCCAGTCAAACTCCCAAATAATATCTACATAGACTGTTTCATCAGTCCACTTATAGGAATGAGCAGTACGATCATAGAGCTTACCTCCTCGATTAACACTATCCCTATCCATGTTCTGTGTGTAAGTCCTATTCAAGTCCATCTGTAAGACGTTATTAGGAATAATAATCTCGTTGTTGGAATCAGGTGTAATAGGGTAATCGTATTCTTTATTAAATGTCCAGCCTTCTGCCTGTACTTCCCGCGACACCTCTCGAAGGGTGTTGAGTGCAATCGCAACGTCCGGGTTGGTTTGAGTTTCAACTCTACTTGTAACAATCGATTGAGTCATTGCCCGTTCAGAAACGGTCTGTGAGATATTCACAGTGTACTCATACGTTACAGGATCAGTCGCTTGCTCTACACCTGCTGTAGCAATGGAGGTTCCACTGGCTACACCTGTACCACCAATATAGGTACCTACAGGAATGTTAGCAGTTGTAGTAGTTAAAGTAGTACCAGTAATAGAACCAGTAAAGCGACTTACTTCATTAATTACAAGAGTTTCTTCAGTTGTCAACGTAGTAACAGGAGCCTGACCAACTGACGCCAGGATCTGATTAACAGCTTGTAGCTCAGTGTTGGAGCCAGTAGTAGGGAAAGGCATAGTTGATAAAGAGAATTATTCTCAATAAAAAAATATAAAAAAGGAGCCTCCGAAGAGACTCCCGTATACATACTTAAATCAGAATGCAGAAGGTGCAGTGTTGGTAACGTGGAGTTCAACAGCAGCAGCAGGGTTCAGGTAGTCACAGCCACAAGCCAGACGACCCAGCATCACATCACCCTGGTAGATGACGGACACATCGCCGCTGGTGACTTGCACCTGAGGACCAATAGCTTCCACCATACCGGCTGCTTCCTTCTGGAAGATCAGACCGCAGGAGGTAGAACCGAACTCAGCAGCAGTACCGTAATCGTTGTTGATACCAGTGGAAGCACCGGAAGCATCTTCCAGAGCCACACCCACGAAATCACCAGTGTTACCAGGATCAGTCACACCAGTGGTACCACCGTACTTAGTACCGTAGTTACCCAGGAAGGGGATGTTCATGGACTTGTAGATCTTGATACCAGCGATCTCGATGATGCCATTACCGCCTTGCAGGGCAGAACCTTGGACATCACGGTTCACCAGACCATTAGTACCTACAGCTTGGATCAGCGAGTAGTACTGACGGGGGTTCAGAACAGCCACACGACCGTCCATCGACACACCCTTCTCATCCAGAGCAGCAGCTGCATCATAGAAAGCAGTGACAAGCTTAGTGGAATCATAAGCATCAGCTTCAGAGCCAGCACCAGTACCGACTTGAATCTGAGTACCACCGGGCTCTTCGTAGTTAGTAGCACTCACAGGGCTAGCCTGACGAGCACCACGAGCAATAGCACGGAAAGCAAGGCGGTCATACTTCTCAGCCAGAGCATAGCCGATCTTACGGCTGATCTCCGAGCGCAGATCGTAGTGAGCAAGAACTTCATCAAGCTCATACACGAAGGCAGAGCTGATCAGCAGGTCATCACAGGTGATGGTCTTCTCGGCCACCGGGGGTGCGCCATTGCTATCACCCAGGATGCTGTTACCAGGAGTATGGAACTCGGACTTGGTGCGACCCGTGAAGATGAACTGCAGAGACTTGCCGTTCTTCAGGGTACGCTTCATGATCAGGTCACGAGCGATAGTGTTGTTCTGGAAGCCTTTGAACATCTCACCGCTAAACAGCTTGAGATACAGGGCACGGGTATCACCCGCCAGATTAGCCTGACCCAGCTGAGTAAGCTGAGCAGGGTTTACAGAAGATTGAAATGCCATTGTTTTTAAAGAGGTTTATGTACGTCCCTCTGGATCCAGAGTATTTAGTTTTTATTGTGGTCTATCCCACCGTCTAGACGGCGAAGGGTGTCCTCGTAAGGGCCAACGCCAATAGGTAAGGGAGGATTTGCACCTCCCAATGCCGCTTTAACGGACTACCGTTTTAGTGTAAGTAACGCCGCGATACTTGAAAGTGACTTGAATAGTCATGATAATTCTCCAAGCACCTACCCCCCGTTC